CGCCATCTCCTGACGGGATGGCCTTTTGCCGTGCGTCGCGTAGTCGCAATTAGCGAGCGCACGACCGATCGCAGACGTTTCACAGTTCTCAACGAATGATGTTCGGTTGACTGGGCTTGAGCCTTTGACTTCTTCGGCGTAGCCAGTCGCGGTGGGTGTCGCCTGGCTGGCGTCAAAGTAGATTTCGGCGCGGAAGATGCAGCTGTCGCCGTCGTAGGCCATCATCGCTGTTTCGATGCGTCCTGTCGGATGGTCTAGCCAAAATCGGGCTAGGCGATCTTCGACGGTTTCGTAGTTGCTGAGGTCAAATGCCATTATGCGGCTGCCCATACGGTAAGGCGTTGGGCATGATCATGCTGGCCGCCACGATTGGCGTGGCGTACGGCGCCGGTGTTCACGATGGTGCGGCGTCGCACAGCTGCATTGAGCCGACCAGCAAGCCCTTTGGTGACGGGGAAATGTTGACCGAGTTTGGCCCACACGTCGTCAGCGGTGAAGTATCCGATTTCGCGGGCGCAGGCGTCGATTGCGGCGTCTACTTGGCGTTGTTGTGCGGGTGTCCATTTGGCGTCGGCGACAGCCTGGCTGATCTGCATCGCTTGCCCGTACGGGGTGATGGGTTTGCCTGCTGGTACTCGACCGTCACACACGAAATGGGTTTTGCCTTGAATGTCAGGCCATGCGATGACGCCTTTGCAGATGGTGCAATTCATCGTGCCTTCTCCAACGCTGCAATTGCCTTGTCAATCGTTTCAATGTCGTACAGCGGTTCCGGGTCGCACAAGCTCATCGCGTTGCGGATCGTCCGTAGGCGTCGAATGACGTCGCTGTACGGGTTGAAAATTGCGTCAACCAGCTGGTTCAGCGCTTCAAGTTGTTTTGCTGATGCTGAGGTCGGCTGAAAGTTGTCGGCCATCATTTGTCGGGTCTCCTTGCTAAGTGTGTCGTCGGGATCTATGTAGGGATGTTCTATCACAGGTGTGTCACGGTGCTGTGGCAGCCCACGGTGCCCACCCGGAATTGTTGTAGATGGCGAGTGCAGCGCGCAGGTTGACCTCGGGAATAAACAGCTCAGCGCAATGGTCGAGAACGCCTTGCGCTTGTAGCCAGCCAATCGGCCAATAGGTATTTGGCAAGCACCAAAAACCGTTGACCTGCATGATGGAATAACTGCCCCCCATCGGATCGTTGACATTGTGGGCGGTTGCTGTGCAGTTGCTCTCCCTGTGGGCCACTACCGCCAGCGTGTCAAGTTGATCTTCGGGCCAGCCAACTTGCCGGGCGAGGTTTACAACGTCGTCACAGTTGGCGATCGTGGTCGGCAAGCTGGTCTCGGTGACGGTCGTCTGCCCGACCGTTGTGGTTGGGTATTCATCCCACGAGACGGGTGTGGTCGTGGCGCTAGGTTGCCCTGAGAGGGGTCTAGGAGCCTCTAGGAGCGTCGTGAAGCCAAATATGGCTGTAACGCAGGCACAAAGTGCGGCTAATGGGTTCAATGTCATGGCTTAGGTTTCCTTTCGTCGGTGATCCCACCTTAGGGGATCTGACGGGCCTATGCGGGAATACCTTCAAACACCTTGAGAAATGCGGCTTTTACGAGGTTCGGGTTGTCTGCCATTTTGGGTGTGATCTCAACGTGCCACCAGTCTCCACCAGGTGCCCCTGACACGGTTTGCTTTTGATAGACCTGCCAGGCCATGCGGTCGCAACGCCATGCTCGACCGAACGGTTGGGGCCAGTAGTCAATGACCATTTGTACGCCTAGCTCATTGGCGTTGGCTACACAAGCCTCAATGAATACTTTGCTGAGCTGGCGCCCATTGGGTTTGCCACGATGGTCAGGCATGTCACGGTAGGAAAGGTCAACGGCGCGGCCTGTGGCGTGTACTGACAGGGTGCCGGGTTTGCCTTTCATGTCACGTTGCCCGTATGACCCGTTATTCCATAGCGAGCCGTTGGCGTATTTAACGGCTTGGCGGATCCATTCGTCCATGCCTGGGCGTGGGCCTTTGGCGGGGCCGTCGGCGTTGCCGATGTAATCGGTGGCGCCTGGTACGCCAGGTTTAGCTTTGGCTATTGCCACGACCGTAAGCCTGATCGTTGGGATTGGCCCATCGCATGATGACGGGGAGCAGGGCGGCTGCGGCGGCTTTGGCAAGGTCTTGCGGGTTGGTGTTGCCCGTGGCTGCAACAGCTGCAACAGCGGCTATGACGGATCGAGCGTACGAGGCAAGCATTGCTTTGGTTTGTTTGCTCATGGGTGGTTCTCCGTGTGGTGGTCGATTTTTTGTTCTATTCGGCCCAGCGCTTCGTGTACCCGTCCGTGATCTTGACGGTTTTCTTTTTGGCCCCGATGAATGATCGCAACGAGTACAGAGAAAGCGCCACCGATAAGCACCACCACAATCTCAGTAGCCATTTAGACACCGAAAGCCGCTTTCAGTTGATCCAATGTGAGACCCAATTTTTCTGCGATTGCAGTCAATTGTTCTTTTTTGGCTGCTTGTTCTGCGGCAGCTCGAGCTTGGTCTTGTTGCGACAACTCTTGCACCGTTTCGTATTCGGTCAATTCTTGATCTGTCATGTCGCGGTCTACGCCGTCTATGTGTATTCTCATACGCTGTCCTTGAAGCCGTAGACGCGATATGTTCCTGTCATGTTGTTTCCATAGCTCATATGGAAACCGTCATATGCGGTTTGCGTGGCGTGATAACCGCCAACGTTGCAAGCGTATGAAGTGTCAAAAGCGCTGCCAACGTAACTTGTGCGGTCTGCTATTGCTGGCGCAAAAATTGTTATTGAAAAACCGTTGGTTCCGCCATCGCTTGCAGATCCGTTCGATCTGCCGATAAACCAGCGCGAAGTGTTGGCACCAGCTTCAATAACTGCGCCGCTGCTGTAATTCGCTCCGCTTCGCGAATAATAATAAGTTGTTGTGCTGTTTGTTCCTGCTGCACGTAAAAACAATTGTCCTTCTGCGGCTGATCCGGCTGTCGCAGTCAAATGCACGTCTAGTCGATAGTTTCGGAATGCTGAAGTAAAGCAATCATTGACGGTGACTGTGGATACCCCGCTGAATGAACCTGACGTGACAAGCGATAGGCCTGCTGGCCCAAAAGTTTGCCAGGCCGAGCCGTCATAAAACTGAGCGGTGTTGCTGGCCTCAATGTACGCCATTTGACCCTCGGCAAGCACCTTCTCTCCGGTGCCACCAAACGCTGCATCGCGGGTCGTGGTCGTCGCAAATACGGGTACGCCTGTGTTGATCCACGTTTGCTGTTCCGCGGTCAATACTTGCCCGGTTACGAACGCGGGTACTGAGGTTTGTGCGTTGGCGCCCATTAGACCGTAATTACCTGTATGTAGCGTTTTGCCCAAGTAATAGCGTTGCCGTCGCTGGACTTGTATTTCATCGTGAACGTGTTGGAGCCTGCGGTTAGCCCGGTGACGACGAACGATGCAACGAGTGGTTGCGAAACGCCGCCGCCTGTCGGAATTTCGATCGGTGCGATTTCATAGGTGCCAGCCGAAATTGAGCTAGCCCCGGTCACAGCAAAACTTGTGAACTGGCGATTAGCAACGGTGCTCGATGCCAGGGTTTGGATCATCACATATGCGGTAGTGCCTGTGGTGACGGTGACGGTTGGGCCAACAGTTGACAGGTCGGTGTAGCTGGTGCTGACTGATGATTGGCTGGTAGCAATGTAATCGGCGCGAATTGTTTGCGGGGTCGGGCCGACCGTTTGCCACGCTGATCCATCGTAATATTGGGTGACGTTGGTGTCCTCAAGATAGGCGAATTGGCCTTCAGCGAGCACCTTTTCCCCGGTGCCACCAAACGCAGCGTCGCGGGTCGTTGACGAGCTAAACACGGGGATGCCTGTGTTGATTTGGGTCATTTCGGTGTCGGTCAAAATTTGTGACGCGACGAATTTGGGTACTGAGGTTTGTGCGTTGGCGCCCATACGTTTCCTAGCCTAGGACATTGGTGCTGTCGAGTGTGCCATAGGTGAGATCGTCCAGCTCTAGGTAGTTGAGGATGGTGGTGGGGGCCGTGTACAGGCTGATGCGATGCCCGGTTTGATAGTCAATAAAATGCTCAATGCCTTCGATTGACAGCTCTTGGGTCAAGCTTGTGGTGGTGTTTCCGGCGGGAAACGATTTTTCTATGGTGATCGTGTCACCAATGTCAATGATGGCTACGGTGTCGCGTTGGGCGTTTGTGAGCATGGCGAATTTGGTACTGACGCCTGTGTATCGGGCTTCGGGTAATGGGTTGAGTAGGTAGCTGGCAGCGTCGGCTAGTTGTGTTCCGGCGCTTTCTAACAGGCTGTTGGTGATTGCTTCAGTTTGAATGAAGTAGGTGCTGATTGAGCCTGTGTCTGTGGCGGTTGCGTTGGTGCCGTCCAGGTTTTCAAGGTAGGCGCGGTTGATGACGCTGTCGGCTTCAAAAGTGATGCCAACGTTGTCGTATGGGATGTTTGTGCCGTCGTCGTGGAAGTCGGCTACGGATGCTGACAGGGTTGGGCCGATCCGTTCTTGGAATGTGAGTATGCCGTCGCGGGATACGAACAGTCGACCGAATTCGGCCGTGCTGTTGATTTGGTTTAGGTATGCAAGAACGTTGGTGCCTGCTGGGACGGTGTAGGCGCTGTCGTGGCCTAGGTTGACGGTGCCTGTGGCAATGTTGCGGGCGGTCGGCCCGGTTGGGTAGTCAACTTCGGGCAGGTCTAAGACGCTTTCAATACGTTCGCCTGATGTTTCAGTCGTCACGTTGTATTCGTTCAAATAGGTTTGTGCCAATAGATAGAACTGGTCGGCGCAATAGACGCTGACGCTGTTCAAACCGCCCAAAGCAAAGTTGTAGTCATAGTTGACGACGTAGCCTTTGAATAAGTATTCGGAGTCGCCGTTCAGGTCATAGCGGATCAGGTTGACTTGCCGCATTGGCGCAAGCCCTGGCACGTCTTGGTTGGCATCATAAAACGGGCTAGAAGTATCAAACGGATTGAACACGCCCCCAGCCAAAGTGTCGTTGAGCGTAAATGTCATGGTGCCTGCGCTGAATTGGTCGCCTTGGTCTTTGCGGCCTCGACGCACCGAAATGTTGAGGGTGCCGTCGGTGACGTCAGCAAATTGTGTTGTGCCAGTCAACACGTATGTTGTGTTGTTCAACACGCCTTTGATGGGGTCGTTGAGCGTGAATGCGTCAATGACGAAACCTGTGTCGATTTCTAGCGTGTAATTGCCAGCTTGGACGATTGTTGTACCGGGCATCAGACGTACCCGCTGACCTCAATGCGCGCCGGACCTGCTGATCTGTTGTAGGCGCGGATGCTGTCTACGACGGCTTGCCCGATTTCGGCGCTGGTTGCCAAACCGCCGTTGACGTTGACGGTGATGTTGTCAAGCATGGCGTTGCGGGCGCTTGATGTGAACGGGTTGCTGGCGATGCCCGCCCCAAGCATATTTGGGGCTTCCATCATGGCTGCTTGTGCCGCGCCTCGGCTACCGCCGCCACCGCCCCCTGTAGGCACGCTAGGAGCCGCTACGACGATTGATCCACCCCCGGATGACGGAATGGGCACCCCTAGGTTTTTGTCGCTTCCTACGGTCGCTAAAGCGCCGCTAGCGGCCCCGCCACCGATGGTCGGCATTTCGGGGATGCTAAAGCCTCGACCGCCGATGCCTGGCACCCAGTCCGGGATCTCAAACGACAAGCCCCCGAGGGTTGAATTCCACAGGTTTGCGATCGTGTTGAACACGGTGCGAAACACGCTAATCATGCTGTTCAGGTAACTTGCAACGTAATCAACGGCAATTTTTATGCCTGCCTTGAGTGCGCCAAAAACGGCGTCTGCAACTTTTCTAAAGCCTTCAAATTTGGCGTATGCGGCTACAAGAGCTGCACCAAGTAGCACAATGGCGGCCACAACTAGCCCGATCGGGTTGGCGGCCAACGTGATGTTGAACGCAGTCTGCAAAAATGCCGCGGTTTTGACTGCCACGTTGTAGGCAATGATGGCGGCCGACAGGGTGCCGATGACGCCTGCCAGGATAATCACGACGTCGGCGTTTTCTTCGACGGCTTGCGCCATTTTAGTGATGATTGGCACCAGGCGCTCCAGCAATGGCAGAACGGCGGCGCCAATGCTTTCTTGCATTTCAGCAAACGCAATTTGCATTTTTGCCATGCCGCCCTCAGCGGTCTCAGTAAACGCCTTGTTTGCGCCACCGAACGTGCCACCCAACACGCTAATAATGGTCTCCATGTCGGCACCCTCACGGATGAGGTTTGCCATTTCGGGCGTGAGCGATCGCAGGGCCTTGAAGTTGCCTTCGTACGCTTTGGCGAGCGCGTCGGCGACGGTGGTTGCGTCAATGGATGTTGCCCGGCTGATATCAAGCACGAGCGACATTTGGGATTGGGCTTCGTTTATGTCTTTTGTGCCACGAACAAGTGCGGCAAATGCGGGGCGCAGTACGTCGTCGGCAACTGCGGCCTGGCGCGACATTGCGCTAATCGCTTTCTCAACTTCGGCGATCTGTTCCTGCCCGGCACCTGTCGAATTTTCAAGCTGTACGGCAAGTGCGGCTTGTGCGGCCTCATCTTCGGCGGCCGCTTTAGCAGCCATGCCAAGACCAGCGGCGAGTGCGCCCACAGCTGCAATCGCAGGCACGAAGGCTTTCTCCATGCCATAGCCGACCTTTTCTGAGGTCGTTTCAAGGCTGTTGAACTCCTTTTTGGCGCGCGCAATACCCTTGTCGTCAAATTCGCTGATGATGGGTATGCGAATGCTCATATGGTTGCAATTCTACGATTTATCTCGGTTGCAACCTGTTCAAGCGCTTTGGTCATTTCGTCCTGCACGTCGGTAATGTGCGCCTCGGCTGACGGCCACATGACGCGCGACGGGTTGCCAGCAAATGCAGTCAAGGCGTCACCAAGGCGGTTTGAATTGCCGCGGCCCGCAATGTCATAAATGGCAGCTGCCGGGTCTTTCTGAATGATGGTCACCACGCCATCTTTTTTGCGTCCAGCATCAACTTTGACCTGTACGCCACGTCGAGCTTTACGCTGATCCCACGGCAACAACTGCCGCCCGTTCTGCGTCCAGCGATACCGCATACCTGACAAAGTTTGTGCTGGGTAGCGGCTTTGCGCCTCAAGAACAATCGGGCTAGCAATCTGCTTGGCGTCTTTGGCAAATTGTTTGCGGGCCTCAGGGTCAATCTGCCTAAGGTCTTGCAACATTTGCTTGACGCCGATCACCTCAACTGTTGCCACTAGCGGCCCCGCTTTGCCTGTTGCTGTTGCAACTCAAGCACATGGAACACGGTGGTCATGTCTCGAGTGTCAAATTCCACTTGCGGCGGCCAGTAGCCCGTCATAACTAAGACCTCAGCGAGGGAGCGTCGCCAGGTGCCGCGATGGTAGGGGTTTCGTCGGTGGTTTCTTCAATGGGCGTGATTTCCATGTCGGGGTGTTCAGCGACCCATTCTCGCCATGTGCCGGGCACTTTGTCGCCAGCGAGTTTGCACAGGATGTATGCCCAGCAGCACATGTCAACGAAACCGATGCCTTTGCCGTCTGCGGATCGGCGGTTTTCCGTTTTTTCCCATTCGACGATGGCAAGCATGTTTGTGACCATTGTGCGGGGTTCACGCCCATCCTTGAGGTCGACTTTGAGTTTGACGCGCATTAGTTACCTTTCGTCGGGCAAGGCTCCGCCAGCGCGGGCTTGCTTGGTTTGTTTTCAGCGCCGCCCGATTGGGCTGGCGAGAACATGATTAGCTGGTGGCCTTTGTGAGTGTGCCACCCGTGAAGGTGAGGTCGATCGTTGAGAGTTCGCCAAGCGATGCGTTGATTGGGGTGTGGCTTTCCAAGTACGCGCCAGTCAGCGTGTACTTCGGCGATGCAGCCGTTGGTGTGGTCAAACCTGCGGCCGTGGGCGACAGCTCCAACGTGGTCGTGGTGCCGACCAGCGCGTAGATCGACGCTTCGGTTTCGTTGGATGCGTACGACTGGTACAGGGTGACGGTGATGCTGTTGTTGGCAAGGCCTGCGGTGTAGGTGCGGGCGGTTGAGCCGAAAGCGGTGTTTTCCAGCGCTTCAACGGTGTAGGTGACGGTTGCGGCGGTGCATTGGTCGGACAGATCGACGTTGTTGATTTCGATTGCCGGGTTGGACAGGTAGACGCTGGTTGCCATGTTGGGTTACTCCTCGACTGGTTCTGCTTTGACTTTAGACGACTTTTTCGGTTTGTCGGTGGATATGAGGCCCGCCGACAACAGGGCGTCAATGTTTGTGCCTTCTACTGGCTCAAACTTGTCGCCTGGTGTACCGAGGCGCGGGCTAACGATGACGTACATGATCGCTCCTAGCTTGTCTGTGCTTGCATAGTGACGGTGAGATCGTAGGCAGGCAAAATTGAGCCGCCGATGTCAATGACGGTTGGGCGGCCCCCGGTGACGGCCACGTTTTTGGCTAACAGCATGGCGCAAATGTTGAGCAGGGATCGCTGAGCATCCAGGTTGGCTGGGCCGAGCGTCAGCACCTTGACGGGGAACGTCAGTTTGACAATGTTGTAGTTCCAGCTTTCCCACGATGGTGCGTCAATAAACGCGCACGGTGGGACAATGTTGCGGGGATCGTTGACGACCTGTAGCCCTGTGATGGTTTGCAGGGTTGCGGTCAGGTCGTTGATCGCCTCGTTGAACAGGTCGGTGTAAGCAGGTACGGGCATTAGGCCACCTGTGGGCGGTCAATCCCCAACAGCTGCTTTACCATGCCTGACAGGCCGACGACTGGGGCGGTTGCCATGCCGTCAAACGATGCGAACTGATCCATTGAGCCGCGCTGACGGTACAGGGCACCGCCGTACATGATCGTGCCCAAGGTGACGTCGCTTGATGGGCTGGTGCTGACGCTGTCGATGTATCCGGCTTCTTGGCGGCGTCGGTAACAGAATTGGTTGGCAGCTGCGGCGCATTGCGTCAAAAACGTTGCGTCGCCTGCGGTTGCGGTACCAATGCCTAGCCAATCCTCAATGTTGGTTGCGGTGATCCAAGTGCAAACGGGTGTGTATGCAAGCGACCCGGTGGATGCGACGCGATCAACGTTGCTGGCGGTCTTGGCGTACAGCACCTGGTTTTGGATCGGTACCTGATAGTCGTACATCAGGTCGCCCTCGGTGTCGATACCCAAATACAGGTATTGCGGTAGCGCGTAAACGGTGTAGGAGCCGTTGAACGTTGCGTCGACGCCTGTGACGGTGATTGCGCCGCCTACAACTACCTCGGAGGGGGTGAGGAGCTGTAGGACGGCGTAATCGTCCAGTAAGTACTTGTGTGTGACCGTGTAGGTGGCCATTTTGTGGGCCTACCTTTCAGATCACGGGCTGACGGTG